CCGCTCCATCTCCGAGATTTGGGGCTGTGATGAGGTGCAGAGCGGCGTGGTACTGAGATTTAACTCGCCCGCGTTTGGCATCAAGGGCAACTTCCGTATTACTCGCGTGGAGCATCACTACGGCGGTGCAGGACACACGATGGCGCTCGAAATCACGGCGCTCGAGCAGGTGCGAGCCGCCGCCGAGGGCAAGACCGACGCGGCAGCCATCAAGGCCGCCAGCACGGACAAGGTGCAGGTGTTCGGCCTGCCGGATCTGTCCGGCGGAAGTGACGGCGGCTCGGGCGGCACCATTGTCAAGGCATTGTTTACCGCCTACTATCCGGCTAACAATGCGCTGGAGGGCGGCTATCTGGATGCACAGGGCAACAGGCTCGACCCGAGCAAGAAAACCTGCGCCGCACCGCCGTCTGTGCCGTTTGGCACCAAAATCACGGTGCGCGATACGGGCACAAGCCTTGACGGCACGACCTATACGGTCAACGACCGCGGCGGCGCGATTCAAATCGAGAATGGCGTGTACCACTTTGACCTGCTCATGTCGAGCAACGCCGAGTGCAATCGCTGGGGGCGCAAAAACGGCTCTGCGATCATCGGCGGCTCGGGCGGCAGCTCGGGCAGGGCGGGGTCGGTTGTCAATCCCGCACCGGGCGCGGGCCGCTACACGGGGTCCGGGCCAGGACCCGACAAGCACCGCCAGTGGGCAGGTCACAACGGCGTTGCCTGGTGTGTTTATTTTGTTTGCTGGTGTGCGTACAAGTCTGGCGCACCAATCCCGACAAGCTACGGCTACGTTGGCGATATGACCAGCTATTTCAAGGCTCGCGGCAAGTACAAATCGGCAGGCAGTTACAAGCCCAAGGCGGGCGATCTGATGATTCAGGGCGACCGTCACATCGGCATTGTAATATCTGCCGGAGCATCGTCGTTTGAGACGGTGGAGGGCAACTGCACCAACAGCGTCAAGCGCGTAACGCGCAGCTATGGCGAGGTGTCCGGTTTCTGTACTCCGTGGGGATAACACAAGATATTGTATGCTTGTGGATAAAACTGTGGAAGATGTGGAAAGGAGTGCGTGCCAGTGGCATGGGATACAGAGATGGCTTTGGCCATCAAGAACACCGCGAGAAAAGCGGCAAAGAGCCTACCCAAAGGCTGGTATCGTGCCGAGGTCTTGCAGGTAACGCCCAAGTTGATTTTTTCTGTGGTAAGTAAGGAATTTCAGTTCAGCACGGGAGATGGCCTGATTATGACCGCCACGGCAAAGAGCAAAACGTGGAAGGTCGGCATGCAGGCGGCGGCCATTCTGCAAGGCAGTGAGCTGCTGGTTTTAGATTCTTTATAGGAGGTGTCGGCTATGGCCGATGTGTTTCCGGTTATCCCGGAGGAGCTACCCGCGCAGGTCGCGGAGAGCATTGGGCGCTCTCCGAAGTTTGTGTTCCACGAAGACGGCAGGTCGGGCAGTTTCCCGTTGGTGGACGGCGCTCTGGTCGAGCGGCAGGGCGTGGAGGCGGTCAAGCAGTGGCTTGAGCTGATGCTGCGTCAGAAACCGGGTGCAATCCCGATCTACCGGACGAGCGGAACGACCCAGCCGGGCGTGGAGGCGGTCAGCCTTGACCGGCGCGTGCCGGAGGGCTGGATTTTTGCCGAGATTGAGCGCAACGTGCGGGAGACCGCCGCGTTCTGCCCGGCCATCCGGTCGCTTGACAGTTTTAAGTTTACGCGCGTGCGGCGCGGCGTGGAGGTCCGCTTCACGGTGCGGCTGCACACCGGAGAGAGTGAGGAGGTGACGACGTATGTCAGCGAGTGAGATTTTAGACGAGATGCTCGGCAATATGCCGGAAAGCTATCAGAAAACCATCGGTTTCCCAACCTATGACCTGCTGGCGGCGGTGTCGCTCCGCATGGAGGGCACGGACGATGCCATCGACGAGGCCAGACAGCAGCTTGACCCGGAAAACCTGCACGACAGCGATCTTGACCGTTACATCTATCCGCGTTCCGGTCTGGAGCGCAAGGCCGCGACCTTTGCGCACGGCAGCCTGACCGTCACCGGCACAGGCACGGTCGAGCAGGGCACGCTGTTTGAGTCCGGCGGCGGTGTTCAGTATTATGCGACAGAGACCGTAGCCATTGAGGGCGAGGGTACTGTACCGGTCACCTGCACGGTGGACGGCACGGCAGGCAATCTGCCCGCGCACAGCGTGACGCAGATGCCGGTGGCAGTGCAGGGCATTGCCTCGTGTGATAACCCTGAACCGATTGGCGGCGGTTATGCCGAGGAGTCGGACAGCGAGTATTATGCACGCTATCTGGTCGTTCTGCGCACGCCTGCCACCTCGGGCAACGTGTACCACTACATACAGTGGGCGCTTGAGGTGGCCGGTGTCGGTCATGTCAAGGTGTTCCCGCGGGTGCAGGGTGTCAACACGGTCGATGTAGTAATTGCCGACAACGCCGGTCAGCCTGCATCGCCTGCGCTCGTGAAGTCGGTGCAGGACTACATCGACCCGGACAGCGAGGGCGCGGGCAGAGGTCAAGCGCCCATCGGCGCACAGTGCTTTGTCACTGCTGCAACCGGCAAGGCCATCACGGTCAGCTGCACGGTGACCAAATCGGACACCGTGACCGAGGACATCCTGACGGCCGGCATCAAGGAGAGCGTTGCAGCCTATCTGGCAGGCACGGTCTTTACCCAGGACTACATCAGCTATGCACAGATCGGTGCAGCCATCATGGACACACCGGGCGTGATTGACTACGCCGGGCTGAAAGTGTCCGGCGGTATTGTGAATATTGCAATCGCGGAACGTGAGTGTCCGGTTCTCGGAGAGGTGACAATTACCTATGGCTGAGTTTGACAACATGCGGAAAAGTCTGCCGGTGGCGTACCGCACGGACAAGTGGGTGTGCGACCTGCTTGCCGCGATCCAGTCGCTCGACGACACGCAGCGCGAGCAGATGCTCGACATTACGCAGCAGCTGTTTCCGAACAGCATGACGTGGGCGCTTGCCATTGAGGAGCGCGACGCCGGACTGGCCTCGACCGGCACGCTGGAGGAGCGCCGCACGGCGCTGATTGCACGGTGGCGCGGCTCTGGCAAGTGCGACGTTGACCTGATTCAGCGCGTGTGCGATGCGTGGAAAAACGGCGAGATTAGCGTCGGCTTTGCAAAGGGCGTGATCGTGCTGACATTTGTCGGCGCGTATGGCATCCCTGCACCGGCTGAGCTTGCCGCATTGCAGGAGGCAGTGGACCGCGTGATCCCGTGCCATCTGGCAAGCAAATATCTCTGGCGCTGGATTCTCGTCCGCGAGATCGAGGGCATGACGCTGGACGAATTGCAGACGCACAAAATTAGCGAATTTGCATTTGAGGAGGTGCAGGCGTGAGCCTGAAAACCAAAATTCTGGGGCTGTTTAAGTACGATCCGGACAAGGACGGCGCGAGCACGTTCAATATCAAGCAGGCGCTCAATGACAACTGGGACAAGCTGGACAACGAAGTTGCAGCGCGTGTAAAGACCACGGAACTGGCCGCCGAGGTCAAGAAGACCGTGAAAGGCGGCAGTCTGACTGCCTCTGATCTGGGCGCGGTATCGGCAGCGGATAAGGGCAAGGCTGGCGGCATTGCGGGTCTGGGCGCTGACGGCAAGGTGCCAGCAGCGCAGCTGCCCGAAATGAATTACGAGGGCAAGGGCGCCGTAGATACGCATAACAAGAGCTCAACCGCGCACAAGACGCTGTTCGACAAAAAACTCGACAAGCTGACCGGCAAAAAAGGGCAGTTTGCAGGATTTACGGAGGATAACGTGGTCGGCGCGGTGGACGCACCGGCAGGCGGCGAAAGCGACTCCGGCGTGGGTGAGCTGCAGGACACCGAGATGGAGGTCGGCACGATCACCAACGCGGGCGCGGGATGGAATACCTACCATTTCCGCGAGGCGTTTGAGGGTGTGCCGCAGGTGAGCTGTCAGGCCGAGGACTTTGATGGCGTTGTGCTGGTCAAGGACATTACCGCCGAGGGATTTCTCTATTGTCTGCGGAAGCTCCATACCGGCAGCTACTACACCGGCGACTCGACGGGCACCAATCCGTCGCACAGCGCGGCCACGCTGGTAAACGGCACAACGACCACGGCTGACGCAGTTAAAATCAATTACATTGCCGTGGAGTATGGAGGAGAACGATAAATGTTAGCAAATCAGAGCGATTTTATGGCGTATGCGGGCGCGTTTAAGTCGAATTACCGCAAAGGCGTCCATAGATTGGAGACGATCCTCTCCAATCCGACCCATGCGGCGGAGTTTGCCGCCAACCTTGGCGGTGTGAGTGTGATTCTCGGCGTGCCGATCAGCCTGCCGGACCGCAACAGCGACAAGCTGCTTGAACTGCTGCTCGGCAGTGATGTTGCGGACGATGCCGTGCTGACGTGGATGCACCAGTTTTACGAGTTCACGGACTGGGACGATCTGCTCAGTGATTCCGCCCGCTGCAAGGAGATGGCCAACAACCCGCTAATCTGGCGCGCGGTCGGCGGCAGTAAGCTGGCGGTTGGTAAGTCCATCGCTACGCTGGCGGGGCTGTCCTGCGCTGACTATGCAGACATCGACGCGGTAGCGGCTTCTCAGGTTGCTATGACGGCCGTGATCGGAAACGCCACTGCACTCAATGCCGTGGTGACCTCTTCGGTTGCTATGGCGGCCGTGATTGGAAACGCCACTGCACTCAATGC